ATAACGGGCTTCATGCAGCTTCCGCACGTACTCCCGTACGCTGCTGTCCGATCCACCCGGCGCTCCGGCAGGAGGATTGTCCACCTGCTGGCCGCGCTGCCGCTGGCTCACCTTGAAGCTGCCCCATTTGGTATCGATAGCTTTTTTCAGATCCTCAACGCCGTCCAGCGTGCCGTCATCCTTCAGCTTCATTCCGCTGTAGTCCGTGGCAGCCATCACCGCATCCAGGGTCTTCTCGCTGATCTTTTCTTCGATCAGCAGCTTCTTGTACGCCGCCTTTACCTTGGCGGTTTCGGCATCCTGGGCGACCTTCGCCTTGTAGTCCTTCAGATCCTGATCTGCTTTCTCATACTTGGCTTTCCAGTCTTCGCCCTTCTTCGCCTCTTCCAGGTCCTTCTGCAGCCCAGGCACCTTGTCGGCCTCGGCCTTGTACTTGGTCGCATCTCGCTTTGCCGCGTCCAGATCGTCCTTCAGGGGATCAACGACCCCCCTGTGCAGTTCGACCAATTTGGTCGCGATCTCGTCGGTATACGCCTCGCCCAGAATCTCCCGGATCTCCTGCCGCTTGAATGCCATATTTATCCTCCCATTTCTTCGGAGCCATTTCCTCGGCTCTACGGAGTTTTTTTGATCCCCTGGCGCACTCCTTCGGCCAGGTTTTGATCTTCACCTCACATTCTCGGGAAAAATCAACCCCCCGGAAAGGAAAAAAGTGTCAAATTTTGCCGAAATCATTCCCGTTTTTGTCAAAAATTCATGCAAACAAAAAAGCGCCGGTTTCCCGACGCCTGTTTGCATGAAATCTCACGCGTTGCTCATAACCGCCTCAATGATCGCCTTGTACTCCGCCGTGTGTCCCTCCGCCGCCGGCTTCAGGAACGGCTTCCCGGCGATGAACTTCCCGCCGCTGGTATGGTGCCCCAGTTCCACGTACGGCGCATACTCCACATTGCTCCCGATCACTTCTGTGTTTTCGTCGTACTGCTGGTGCGTGATGCTGTTCCGCAGCCGTCCGGTATCCACCGGGCACAACTTCTTCGCGTAGCTTTCCGCCTTCCCGCCGATCAGTTCCAGGGCCTTTTTCCTGGCCGCCTGCTCAGCAGACAGCGCTTCCTTCGCGTGGCTCGTGAATACTACGGACATGATATCTCACTCCTTCGGCACTCTGTACGGGCAGGGCCCCTGGTTATTGATCACGTATCCCGGCTTGTGATCCGGGTTGGGGAACATGGCGCAGTTGCCCTTGTCATATTTGTTTGCATAAGGATCATCCCCGATGCCCCACATGGTGCAGTCCTTGCATTGCTCGCAGTAGGAGATCTTCGTGTTGTCCGTCAGAATCTCGTCCAGGTGCCTTTCCTTTGCCATATTCTTCGCCTCCTCCATTATGATACCACAGTTTTACCGGCCCTTCCAGCGCTGCGGTTCGCTCTGCCCGATGACTTCGATATCGATATAGATCTGGCTGCCGGATTTCTCTACCTTCGTCACCCGGAATTGCGTGTTCTGCTGCATGATGGTCTCAAATTCTCTCCCGTAGGAGTTCTGTTTCTTCTTTCCATCCCAGCTGCTGCCGCTCCCGTTCCCATATGCGCTGAAGGGCTCCGCATACATCATCTTCGTTCCGGCCGGAGCATAGATGTTGAACAGGATATCCCCGCTGAATCCCTGGCCCTTTGCGCTGCCCATGCTCATGAAGCCGTACTCCGTTACCGTTTTTCCCAGGAGCTCGTTCTGCAGCTGCTTTTCAGATCCTCTCTGAAGCAGGCTCATGTCGCATTGCAGGAATTTGTCCATGCCGCCGAAACGGCACCCGCGCTGGAGCCACATGTCATGATCATAGCTGCACTTGTCGATGATATCCGTCATCGCATTCAGCTTGTTTCCATTCCGCTTACTTCCGGCGTTCAGGTCGGTTTTCCCGACCCCAAGATAACGGCTCGTGCCATATTCAATTCCGCGCAGAGGCTCGTTGAATTTGCTGTAGCTCTCGGTGTAATCATAGATTGCACCGCGTTCCTGTCCTGTCGCGCTTCTCCATACCTCTCCAGTCCGGTCACGCATATAACTATCCACGTATCCCTTGTCCCGTGACCACAGCGCTTTATCCTTGCGCTCCTTGCTGTACGCATCCGGCGAAAACGGCTGGTTTTTCGGCGTTGGCGCGGTGGGTGCGGCTGTCGCTCCACTTGTGGCCCCGGAGGCCGTTTTTGCCGCCTTTTTGGCCTTCTTTTTGGCCGCAGTGAGATCCGGCGCCGCCGCCTGCTTCTGGAATCCGACGGAGCTGTAAATATCCTGCACATTCTGGAGCGCCGCGTTCCGCTTCGCCAGGATCTGCCCGTTTTTCTCAAACTCATTCAGCAGCTTCAGCCGTTTCTGCAGTTCCTTGATCTTCTCATCCGTGGCCCAGCTGGCACCGTTGGCCTGCGCGTCCTTGTACTTCTGGATTTCTGCATCGTAGTAATCCCGCTTGCCCTGGATTGAGCCCTTCTTCGCCTCATAATCCGCCAGCGTGACCGGATCTTTCCAGATGTCCTTGTATTCCTTTGTCTCGCTGACCTTGGCCTTTACGAATTCCTTCTGGGCCTCTGCCAGCTCCAGCTTCGCCGCGTTCAGATCGTTGAGCTTGCTGCCCTTCTTTGCCGTCTTCCACTCATCGTAGGACATATCCGTGATCAGATGGCTCTCCCGGTGGAATACCTTGTGCATTTTGCCATTTTCATCCGGCTCTTCGGTGTAGTATTCGTCATAGGAGATCCGCTGATCCAGGGTCGGATCATTCGGGAATCCCTCGTATTCATACACCATCGTGCACCGGCAGTTCCAGACGTCCCCAGGCAGACCGGCCATGTCTCCGGGGAACTTCATCTTGCTCCCCAGCGGCGTTACGAAATCCTCGTCCACGCCTACCGTCACGCCGTCCATGTGCTGATGGCTGTCCCGGGTGCGGCTGTCCAGGGTGGCCAACCATTTCTTCTTCACCTGGATGCCCATCCCTCCGGCCCGGTGCAGCATCTCCATGCGCCCGGCGTTCTGTGCGCTGGTCATAGCTGTACGCGCGTACCGGATCATGGCCTTCATGTTCATCTCTGCCGTCTCGGTGGCGATCCGCTTCGCCAGGTTCGGAATGCTTTCCCCCTGGATCACCGCCTGCGTCACGGCTCCGGCAATCTGCTTCTGATTCCACGCCTTATCCTTCTTGCCTTTTACCTCTCTGCGCGGAATTAATTCCGGCTTGTTCCTGATCAGGTTCCGCACCGTGTCTTCATCGTAGACGGAAAAGGACAGATTCATGCCGGCGTCCTGCGTCAGCTGGTAGCTTTGCCAGTTGGCATTCTCGGCGAAAACGTGATACTGCTCTCCGCCGACCATGGCCAGGGCTTCCTTGTTTGCATGAAGCACCACACCCGTCAGCTGATCCATCTTTTGCCCCTTGATTGCCTGCATCAGCTTCCCCAGCTTCAGAGACTTGAGCTCGTCCGCCGTAATGGTTCCGGCGTTCAGCTTGTCCTCCAGCTCCTGCAGTTCCGGCCCGTACCGCTTCAGATCCGCGGCAATCTTGTCCTGCATTTCCAGCGCAGCCTGCTTATATACCGCCTTGAGCTCTTTCCCCAGCTTCAGGATCGCCTTGTCGGTTTCCAGCGTCCCAGGATCGCACCCGATCTCTTTTGCGATCTCCGATGCCGATTTTTTGTCATGATACGCCTTGTCCAGCTTACTGCCCATGCCGGAATACTCATCATGTGTAAGCAGCCCGGTCTTGTACTTCTTCTTCAGGGCCTCCCACATACCGATATACTCTTCGTGGGTCATACCCTGGGCGGTTGTTTGCTTGCTCTTCCAGGCTTTGCTCCCTTTATCTACCTTCTTTATAGCCTGGTCGTACTGATCCTTTGTGATAACCCAATTGTTCAGAGCGTCTATAAGCGGCTTGGTATATACAGTCGTATCCGGGATGACGTCAGGAATTGTGATCCCCAGAAGATCCTCTGCCGTTTTTCCGGCTTTCTTCGTTTCGCTCGTCTGCTTGTCCGGGTCGTTCTTCTTTTTCCACTGGATGTATGCGTAATTCGTGATCAGACCGGCCTTGTACTGCTGGTACATGGCCGATTTTTGCTTTTTGTATTCCTCTGTGGTCATCAGACCTCACCGTCCTCGTCTTCCTCCGGCATGTCTGTTTGCGCGAAACGGTCAAAGGTCTCCCCGTCCTTCCGGGCCAGAATGTCATCCACCTCGTCCACGCTGATCCAGGGCATCTTCTCCAG